TATCGAAGAGCTATTAACTGAGATGCTATTTGATTTTAATGATTTGGCACTAGGTAATACATACAAGGATGTGGGATACGATACCAAAAAAGAGTTTTTTGAAGAAATGAGCAGAAAAGTAAACGAGTTGTATTCTAGGCTATCAACCGAGGAGGCAGAATGAAACCTAATTACTCACACCTAGAAATTGCTATTGAATGCGCGTGGCAGATTGGTGACATTCTCTCTGATTCACCGCGCGCTGAAAGCCGGTGGCATATTGCTGATTTGGCTGAGATGATTATTAAAGCCGGAGTGATTACACCGGAGAGCGAAGATATTGATGAAATTATTGCAGCATGGATTAACACCAACATACCGGAGGCAGTATGACTAAACGATACGAAGTGCAAGAGCTCACAATCTGCGATGGCTGGACTAATACCTGGCATGAATGGGACGATGACAACGAAGAGATACCAATGACCTTCGACTCATTCGCCGAAGCGCTAGAGCAGCTAGACGAGCACTTGTATGATATGCAAAAAGCGTATAACATGGGCGATATCTCTACGCCGGATGATAGGGATAATTTTAGAATAGTGGAGGTTAAATAATGCAGCACCTAATTAAATTTAACAGTGTAAAGGCTATGCTTGCATGGCTAGAAGAAAACGACCTTAACGAAGCACCAGTCGACCTTATCATTCATATAGGAGAATAACCATGTTACAAGAACTAACATTACGCGCAGTAGAGGATTACTTTCAAAAACCGACCGATGTAATCGATGAGCTCGGCCATATTGATCAAGAGATTAAGCAGCTAGAGGCAAGAGCACGCATTCTTAAGGCCGCATTGATTGAGCGTGGCCAAGGTAAGTACGAAGGCATGCGCTTTATGGCCGAGGTGCAAGAGTACGACCGCAATACTATCAGCGCGATATTGGTCAAAGAGTACGGCAGTAAAGAATTTGTGCAACAAGTGACTCAGGTGCAGCATGTTAAATCAGTCACAATGAAACCATTGGAGGCCGCATGATTAACTTGAATGAAAACATCAACACTAACCGGTTTGCTATCAGCATGGACGCAGAGGAGATGTTAGCAACACTTCGCGCCCTCCACTGGTACCAAGATAAGATAACCAACACAGAGCGCAGTAAAGGCCGCGATGATAGCGAATGGGATATTGTGGTATACTTAAGGCAGCAATTGGCCGATGTGGTCAGAAAGGATGTATTCCTATGAAGATAGTCGGATTCTTTTTAGTTATTACCTCATTCGTTGAACTAAGCAGAGGTTTTGTATTTAGTGAGCTGCTATGGTTTATTTTTGGTATACTATTGCTATCAGGTGAAGCCTGTTTTGAATTTTTCTTACACACAGAAAGGTTTATCCATAGAGATAAAAGATGAGCAATTATAGGTACATTCTAATAGACGAGTTTGGAGGGGCATGTAGGAAGTTTGCCAGTAAGGTGGAGGCAACCCCTTACCTTACCACTGGCATGGTCTTACAGCCCCTTCCTCGTCAGCCTAAAGCCAATCCGTACGCAGTAGCATTACTTACACTTAAGGAGGCACCATTTTAATGGCAAGCGAAAACGACATAAAAACCGACTACTTACAATCCCTTTTTGGTATAGAACCATTAACCCTAGCAGAAGAAAAGCAACTAGCGTATCAGATAGCCAACGGGGACGACCAAGCGCTGGAGAAGCTAGTCACCCACAACCTGCGCTTTGTGCCCCACGTGGTCACTAAGCTAACCCTGTGGGAGCACAGTAAGGTACCGCAGGAGGATATACTGGCCATTGGTAATGAGAAGTTATTTGAGGCCGCTAAGAAGTGGAAGCCAATGGGCAACATCCGATTCTCAGCGTTCGCCCGCCCGTTCATTGAGCGTGGTGTGCGTCGGGAGGTGGACAATACCGCCAACATCATTCGGCTACCCATCAATGTGGTGGAGGACATATACCGCATGAACTACAACGAGCGCGTGCTCACCCAGTTATTAGGCCGCAAACCAAGCGTTACTGAACTGGCCAAGATACTGAATTGCAAACCCGATAAGATTCACCGGCTGCGCGGCTGCGTATCACGCGAACCAATCTCATTAGACAATTTAAACAACGAGAACTATAATGAGGAGAACGAGGAGTGATACAACTAACCGACGAGCAACAAAAGGCGTACAAGAGATTCATTATTGCACGCGATAAGGTGGGCATTGTGCGTACACTGGGCTATACCAAGCGTAAATGGGTAAGACAAGCCGATGTGCTGCAAACAGTAGATATCGCGGGGTTTAATCACCCTTTCTTTGAAGTAAACCATGATTGGCTAGAATACAAGGAGGCAAGCCTGGCCTGGTGGGCAATTGAACCTGAGTTTAGAAAGACCGAGCGTATGAGCGCCATTCGTGGTGACTATGGGTCTAGTGATTCGTGGGAAGAAGGATCACCGCGCATAAGAGACATTTATTCAGTAATCAATGAGGAGGAAGCACAATGAAAAAGGCAATTCCAGTGGATGTGTATGACAAAGAGGGCAATATGCTCAAGATTGAGTTTAATGATGGTAATGGAGACCATGTGGTTGATGCACACTGGGATCCAATAGATGAACAAACCAGTGAAAACCGCATCGAGTTTCGTAAATGGGCATACACAATGTTAAACCGCAAAGGCTATGAGGTGCTAAGATGAGCAAACACACTAAATCAGATCGTTATATCAAATGGTTATTACTTTTCGCTGCCTTATACTTTTTAGGGCATATGGTAGCGGCAGTGGCGCAGAGTAACCCGCCACCCCCAACCATCCGATGTATACCAGCGGGTGGTGGCACAGTGACCTGTTTTCCTATCTGACAGCGCTATGCTTGAGCATAAATTCGTAGATGGCTTTATGCTCACTCATGGTACCATCATTCTTGATTCTGTTTGCCCTATTGGATAACCAAATAACATTACCAACAATGTAACCCAACTCAGGAATTATTCTGTCTATTGTGGGTGAGTTATCGGAATGTGATTGGCCTTGAACACACCAAGACAATGGTGTGTCAAAAATAGGACAACAATCAGGAGCTATTGACTCAATGTATTCAAGAGTTAAGTTAAAAGGGATATTGTATTTTTTAGCGTGGTGCTTACGAGCATGAAATCTTTTATAGATATGACCCGATTTTGTGCTCATCAGGTTATTGTTGTTTCTTTGGCCTATTGTTAGGTTTTGCATTGTTGATACTCCAGTATAGTAGTTTGAATGTAGATAGGTTAGTCCTCGATACTGGCAAAGACAAAGTTTTCGAACACTCTGTCCCTATCTACATATAATAATACAAAGAACCAATGAAAACCGCCCTAAGTACCATTTTCATTTCACATCGTGGTAAAGTGCAAGGGTTGCAGGGGTTGCGAGGCTTAAAACCAGTTACTCCATACTTTTATTTTTTATTTTTTAAAAATATCAAAAAGAGTAAATAAGGTCTGCAACCCCTGCAACCCTTGCACTTTTTCATCATGTGAAACGCAACCCCCCGAAATTTTGTATTATTATAGGTAGATTGAAAGGATTACATGACTAACAAGCCATTTTGCTTACCAGTAGAGCTGACCAACATCCCCTTAGAGCTAAGAAGTGTGCCTAGGTGGGTGATGTGGTCATTCGTCGAGGTAGGCGACCAAGAAAACAAGCGATGGGCTAAGATGCCCCTACAAACAACCGGACGATATGCCTCGTCCACCGACCCCAAAACATGGACAGACTTTATTGCTGTAGAGCAGGCATACAATACCAACAAATTCGATGGTGTGGGTTTTGTGTTCAGTGAGGACGACAATTTAGTAGGCGTCGACTTAGATGATTGCTATGACCACCTCAATGCCCGTTTCATAAATGCTGCAATGCAGCAATTAGCCAATCAAATTGACGGGTATATGGAGGTTAGTCCATCGGGCACTGGTGTGAAGATATTCACGCGCTCTGACCCGTTTGCATCACACGCTGACCACGCAATTGGGTTTGAGGCCTACTCTAAGGGTAGGTTCTTTACAGTAACAGGCAGACACCTAACAGGCGCGATTCCCCAGGACGCTCAAGACCTAACAAGCGTTATACCTGAGCGCACCCTGCGCTCGACGGGTGATGCGTTTGGTGACTATGTGGCCCCAGTAGATAACTGGGATATTACCCGCGTGGAGGCCGAGCTGTTATCTAAGCTAGATCCTGAGTGTGGCTACCATGAGTGGCTTAAGATAGGCGCTATGCTGCATCACCAGTTCTCAGGCGATGTAGAGGCCTGCGAGGCGTGGGATAGATGGAGCTCACAAGGTGCAAGTTACTCATCGACGGGTGACTACTCCTGCGAGGCCAAGTGGAAAACATTTAAGGGATCAGGCGCCACGCTACGCTCTCTTATCTTCTTAGTGAACAGTCAAACACGAAAGGAGGCGCTCGCTCGAGGAGAAATCGTGCTGGACTCGGGCGCGATGAATCATGCACGAACATTCCTGGACGGGTACTATACTAGCGAGGAAGGCTACTCATTGGTGCACTACGCAGATGATTTCTTTATCTACGTTGGCACACACTATGAGGTTATCGAGGAGGCAACCATTCGCTCTAAGGTATACGCATTCTTAGATAAGTGTAAGAAACCGGCCAAGCAGGGATCACTGGCACCATTCAACCCATCACCGGCAACTGTCAGTGGTGCGATTGATGCCATTAAGTCGATTGTGCACTTAGCCAATCATCCCAACACTAAGCCGCCGATTTGGTTAGAAGATTATTCTGCTGCTAAACCGAACGCCTCCAAGTTGGTATCCCTGCGCAATGGTATTTTTCATTTAGAAGACAGCATTATGCTGCCGCATTCGTTGGGGTTTTTTACTCAGAACTCATTACCCTTTGAGTACAATCCAGCGGCAACATCACCAATATGGGATCACTTCTTACAATCAGTATGGCCGGACGATTCAGAATCTATTGAATGCCTACAAGAAATGTTTGGTTATATTCTATCGGGAGATACAAGGCAGCAAAAATTCTTTAACATTATCGGACCACGTCGCTCAGGTAAGGGTACGATTAACAAGGTGCTCGTTGCCTTATTAGGACAACACAACACAGTGGCACCCGAGCTAGGAGAACTATGTGATACCTTTGGTTTGCAGCCTTGGCTGGGTAAGCTCCTCGCTTCTTTTACTGACGCAAGAGCGCCTGAACGAAATAGATCTGCTGTTGTATCTCAGCTCCTTCGTATTGTGGGTGGTGACACCATTACTGTCAACCGCAAGAACAAAGAGAGTTGGAATGGTTATTTGCCTACTCGTCTTGTCATATATAGTAACGAGGTATTACAGTTAACTGAGAACTCCAACGCGCTCACTGGCCGCATGATCGTACTAAAGATGACCAAGTCATTCTTTAACAAGGAAGACACCGACCTGTCACACAAGCTAGAGCAAGAGCTCAGTGGTATTTTTAACTGGGCGATGGAGGGGCTAAAGCGCAGACTAGCGCGTGGTGGTCATTTTGTACAACCACAGTCAGGCAAGGAGTATTTAAACCTGATGGCCGAGCTGGGTAATCCAATTGGTACGTTTGTGGAGGATGCGTTAGAGTTTGACCCTAAAGCATTTGTTAAGAAGGAAGACGTATTCTCTGCGTTCAAGCACTGGGCACTTAAGAAGTCAATGACCCCAGGAACTGAGCAGGCATTTAAGCGTAGGTTCCTAGCAGCAACGCAGGAGCAGTGCGTGAAGGCCGACCAGGTGCAGGTACAGGGCGAACGCATGAACGTATACCAAGGCATTCGGTTTAATGAGAAGGCACAGAAGTACATTGACTCAATCGAAACATTTGACGAAGGAATATTTTAATGGATGATAAGGACACACTACTAGCATTCGCAATGGTGAGCGTCATGGGCCTAGTTGCCCGTGGTGCAACACCGGCGGAGGTACGAGACATGGCATGGGTATATGCCCAATTTGCAATGAACGGAAAACCCGATGAAAGCAATAGTAATAGCAACTAAGGGATCAAAGTCGTTGCCAGTTCTGCTGGCCTCGATCAACGCCTACGTGCCCGATGATGTAGTAATTTACATCGCCGGTGAGGAACGCTGGGGTATTGGCAGGCACATCAAGTGCTTTCCCAATACATCTACTAATTATGGCGACGCATACAACGCGGTTGTGCATGAGGCATTTAAAAAGTATGATGAGATCATTGTGGCTAATGATGATGTGGTGCTAACACCAACAACGTACGGGCTATTAGCTTATGACGTTGCTACACTTCAAAAGCCAGGCTGGGTAGTGGCACGCGCTGATTACGTTAGGCCCGCGCAAATTGCTGCTCGCTTAAATCCGAACTTGGTTTATGAGGTTCAAAGATGTTCGCCTCTGTTTGGTTATGTCACCAAACAAGCATGGGTAGATTACTCACCCATTAACTGGTATAGTGACGACATACAATGCTTGGATATGATCAATAAAGGGTATAACCATTTTATTTCTCGTAGTTATGTGCATCATGCCGGGAGTCAAACTATTGGAATGGACAACACAGCAAACCATTTAGCAGCAGAACCATGGATTAAAGCCAACAGACCCGAACTACATAAGGAGTGGTTTAAATAATGTCACATCAATCTCAATTAGATTTTGTAGCGCGTGTGTGCGATAAGTTTCCAAAGCAGTTTGTTAACAGCAAGGTGCTCGAGGTGGGTTCACTAAACATCAACGGCACTGTTCGTATCTTCTTTCAAGACTGCAACTACACTGGCATTGACGTGGGTTTGGGCAAGGACGTTGATGTAGTATGCCCAGCCCATGAGTTTGAGGCAGAGCCAAATAGTTTTGATACCACAATCTCATGTGAGTGCTTTGAGCACGATAAGTATTGGGTGCGCTCGTTTAAGAAAATGTATGACTTAACTAAGCCAGGGGGCATTGTTGTTTTCAGCTGCGCCACTACCGGCAGACCTGAGCATGGCACCACACGCACCAGCCCAGCCGATGCGCCGTTTACTAACGACTACTACCGCAACCTAACAGCAGAAGACTTTGAGGGCGCATTTGATTTGTACGACATGTTCAGTGAGTATGAGTTTCAAACCTGCCAATGGCCAGCAGATCTTTACTTTTATGGCGTTAAAAAATGAAACGTTTTAACTTTCGTAAGATAATCAAACGCAACGACTTTACCAGCGTCTTTGGTAACGTTGGAGTGCGACGCACCATTACAAGAAAAAAACCAAAGAGTCTAGTACTGCGGTTTAAGATGCAGCAAATACGCAGAGCACATCAAGGCTGGCGTAACAAAGTATTTGGCATGAAGACAGCGCTGCGCATTCGCAAGACGTACGGCAGACGTAAACCAATCGGATCATTTAGGAGATAGCATGGAATTATATAAATTAAAACGTGGTGATAACTTCAAGGTCATTGACGAAGAGACCAAGGTGCCACCAGCCGCGCCACAACCAGCCGACAACGTAACGTACAAGTACACCCACGTCGATGGCATGTACGCACCATGTCAGGGGACAGACGGAGAGCGATACTACTTTGCCGCATGGACAGAGGTGGAAAAGGTATGAACGCAAATGAACTAGCTGATGTATTAGAAAACATCACAACTTACAAAGAAGCAGAACATGACATATTTTCTGACAAAGAAAAACTAACAGAAGCAGCCACCACGCTACGCCAGCAACAAGTACGAATTGAACAACTACTAGAAACACAGGACTACTTGTATAAAAGGCACGACAAGCAACAAGCCGAAATAGAAGCGTTGAAATTGCGTGTTGGGGCTGTCAAATTAACCAATAGTCAGCTTGTAGACTTGGTGCAGTTACATCGTGAAGAGGCAGAAAAGATGCGTAACGAGATACTGGCATGGGAAAACGCTGAAGTGCCTGCTGAGGTAATGGCAGAAACAATAGTGGAATTGGAAAAGCGAGGCTTTATTACCCATCCAGCAGACTTAACAGATGAGGAAATAATGCAAGAGTGGACTTGGAAATACTCAGACTGTTTTGAGGATTTTTTGCTTCAATTTGCTAGAGCAATACTAAGAAAGGCACAAGAGAATGGCTGATATAACAATGTGTCGTGATGAAACCTGTAAGAAGCGTGAGAGGTGTTATCGCTTTACTGCTAGGGCTACACCAGAGTACCAGTCTTACTTTGTGGATAGCCCAAGACAAGGTAAGGATTGTAAATACTTTAGTGATAACGAGGATAAGACTAAACGACTAAGGAAGAACTGCGAATGAACAATGAACCAGTAGCGTGGATGCTTGCAGACAAAGAAAGTGAATATATCCGTAGCATTATGGCGGTTCAACATGATTTTGTTCCTGAAGGATGCGTTGAAATTCCACTCTACACCCATCCAGAAAAAGAACTACACCTATCACTTCAAAAAAGTAAAGAAACGGGTGAACTGCTAGCTGTTACTTATACAGATGATGAGCATAGGATTGTGGAAGTGTTATGGAAAAAACCACCAGCAAAGACACTAACAGATGAGGAAATATTGCAAGTTCGTAAAGATTTAGATTGGGAAACTGATGAATGGATTGATTTTGCTAGAGCAATACTAAGAAAGGCACAAGAGAAATGAAGTCTGATAAGAAAAACATAAGCCAAGATTCATTGGAAAACCTATTGATTGTTTTGATGAATTGCAAAGATAAAGATGGTTTGTTGTTGAACATAAACCCAGCCAATGCGTTTCAAGACTGGTTAATTGATATGTATCCTGAGTCTATGCGTCAGCATTGGTTTAATTTACATACCTATGTAAAGGAACAAGAGAAATGAACGATGAACCAGTGGCGTGGGCTAGAGAAGATGGTGTTATTGCTTTTCACAAACAAAAAGAAGTGGATAGTCAAGGATTTAAATGGTTTCCACTCTACACCCATCCAGCAAAGACACTAACAGATGAGGAAATAATCAAAGTAAATGAAGATATTGGGACTTGTTGGGATGTTCCTCATAGGTTTGCAATTCAAATTGCAAGAGCAATACTAAGAAAGGTACAAGAATGAATGCTCACACACATTGTTGGCACTCAACAAATACAATGCTTTGCTCTATGCCACCACAAAGAGTAGAAGTTTGCTGTGTTTGCGGAGAAAAAAGAAACTTGGTAATTAAAAGCATGGAAGATAACCCTGAAGGACATGGGCAGTTTCACCCAAATGCGATAAGAAAGGCACAAGAGAAATGATATATCTGTTAATTGGATTGCATATTACATTTTTTGTTGTAGCAGGATTTTTGGCTGGATTATTGTATTCAATGGCAATACTAAGAAAGGCACAAGAATGAACGCAAATGAACTAGCTGATAAGTTGATGTCAAACCTTACTATGGAATACGACTGCGATAAGTATATGGAACAAGCCGCCACCATGCTACGCCAGCAAAAAGCTGAAATAGAACGCTTAATAGGTGCTGAACCAATAACCTATGGGATGCTTACTGTCTGTAAAAATTGCGGACAACAGAATCCTTATTTTGAAAAGGCACAAGAGAAATGAACGCAAATGAACTAGCTATTTTATTGGAAGTGGATAGTTGGTACAAGCTGGTAACTAGAGAAGAAATAGCCAACATGCTACGCCAGCAACAAGCTGAAATAGAGGCGTTGAAAGACATTATGGTGGCCGCAATTAAGGCGGGTGACTGGATTGTTGACGGGGCTTGTGACCCAGACCAATACATTGGAGATAGATTATGAAAACAGCATACCAAATAGCTGATGAATTGGAAGAGCGCAATGCTCCGTATGAAAACGATACGGCCAACTTTATACGCCAGCAACAAGCTGAAATAGACCAACTAAACTATGACCTTGATGGATTCAAACAGAACTTTTTTGTTAGCGGATTTCACTTGCAAATCAAGATGGCTAACGAACAGTTGGTAAAGCAACAAGATGAAATAGAGGCGTTGAAAAAGCGATGCTTGGATGAAATATTTAACAGAACATACGCAGATCGCAGCGCAGAGGTGATGTGTGAGTATTGGGAATTGGCACAGGCTGAAGTAGATGGACTAAAGGTGCGCATTGAGCGCATGATTGAAAAAGCAAGCCACCACGAAGCTCTTGCACACGCCGGTGGTTTTGAGGCTGGCAGGCAACAAGGCATGAAGCAAGAGCGGGCATTGTGGAAACTAGCCGCGTCAACACAGGAGATTGAGAAATGACCACATTCACCACAGAAGACAGATTACATGCAGGGGAATACCCATTAACCGATGAGCAGATTAAAGAACTGATGCCACTTAAACCATACGAAGAGTATACAGAGATGGAAGCGCCGGATTTAATTGCGTTCGCCCGCGCCATCGAGCGAGCCCACGGAATAGGGGAATGAAATGATTGACACATTTTTAGCCTTCTTATTTGGTGTACTACTGGGCTACTGGGCCAAACCCAAAGACCCGCAGATTGATTTATACAACCGAAACTACGAGAAATATGAAAAAGAAATTAAGTACTATAAAGAGCTATGTCAATGGCACGCAGAAAGGAAAACAAATGACCAAAAAAACAATAGAGTTTGAGGAGGGCTGGGCTGATGAGCTTGACCTAACACCCGATGAATTGCTTGAGCTCGTACGTGGCATTACGCAGCTAGTAGAGACGGGCGAGATCTTTGAGGAGGCCATTCCAGTGGAGGAGTTAGATGACGATGAACGTGAAGAGATATATGAACGCCTTAGCAAAAAGAATACGAGACATTGATGAAACCAAAAAAGTATGACTACTACAAGCTAGACGTTGGGTTCTACCCTGACGTGATGAAGCTATGCTTTGATGATAAGGTATTCCAGCAAATCCTCAAGGACCACAGCATCACGCTCAAGGCCAGCGCCTTAGACACTGGCTGCGCAGAGACACATCAGATTGGTGATGGCAAGCAAGGTATCATCATCTTGGTGTTTAACATCAACGAAATTGGTGATACAACGCCGGAGGTGTTTGATACGATTGCGCATGAGGTATCACACGCCGTGGATCACCTGGCCGAGTTTATTGGTGAGGAGGACGGCATCGGTGGTGAGACACGTGCGTACCTCACAGGTTCGTTGGTTAAACAGATCTTTAAGATTTACGAGCATGAGAAAGAAAAGAATGCTAGAAAAACAAGTAGAAAAGTACCTGATCAAAAGGGTAAAGGAAAACAACGGCCTGTCGTTCAAGTGGATCAGCACGGTCTCGGGAGTGCCGGACAGGATCGTGTTCTTGAACAACTCGGCATACTTCGTGGAGCTCAAGACGTTAACGGGGGTGCTCAGCCCACGCCAGATCCTAGTGTTTGATGAGTTAGGTGAGCAGGGCTTTCCTGTTCATATACTACGTAGCAAAGAAGACGTTGAGGACTTTATAAATGAAGCGACTAAATCCTAAAACAAACAAACCTTTTGAGCGCGGCGACGTTCGAGAAGATGGACATGTTTTTTGGGGGTATAAAAAACATATTAAGCGTAATGGTTTATTTTCAGAAACTTGGACACATCCTGAAAAAATACCTAAAACACGTTCAGCAAAAAATCACAAAACCCCCACTGGAAGAGCTTATAATCTTTTAAGTTCTGCAAAAGATCGAGCCGAAAGAAAAAATTTAGAATTTAATTTATCAGTAGATAAAATAATTGCCACTATTAAAAAAGGGTATTGTGAATTAACAGGGTTAAAATTTAATATGAATAAAACTACTAATACACACATAAATCCATATTCCCCATCAATTGATAGAAAAGATAGCAGCAAAGGATATACTGATGACAATGTTAGAGTTGTATTAAGCGCAGTAAATTCTGCACTTGGTCAATACGACGATAAAACAATATTACCAATTTTAAAAGCGATGGTTAAAGCCATAGAAAAAAATGCTAAACAGAACACAGTTACATCAGTATCAGAAGGAGATTATATCCAAGGCGCAGTCGGTGCCGAACTTGGGTCTGTTTCTACCCCCTGGACTTGGGAAGACTACGATCACACTGACGATTATAGCGGAGCAACTCAAGGGGAAAACGCTTATCATAGCGCCAAAGAGGGTAGCGGAGACGGTGTGGGACACCGAAGTGCAGAAGTGGGAGCACCTCAAGCATCTCAGGGTATCGAAGATGATTGGCAGCTCCACCCAACGTATGGCTGGATTAAAAGCTGAGGCTGACATCTACCTGATAAACCTTGAAAACGTAGCATGGCTTTGTGGCCTTTCAGATAAGTTAGTGTTTACTAACTTAGTAATAGATGAGAGCAGCCGGTTTAAGGATCCCAGCACCAAGCGTTTTAAGGCGCTTAAGAAGCATTTAAAGGGGTTCTCACGGCGTTTAATTCTTACGGGTACACCTACCCCTCAAGGTATAGGCGATCTCTGGTCACAGGTGGGTATATTGGACTTAGGGCAGCGTTTAGAGACCAGTCTTACCCGCTTTAGGGATAAGTACATGCAGCCGGACCAAATTAACCGCCATACACGGGTGGTGTATAGCTGGAAATTAAAGCTGGGAGCCGACCTGCAAGTGCAGGAGAAGATCTCAGACATCTGCTACTCACTTAAAGCAGGGGATTATCTACAACTACCTACATTAAGTACCATTTACCATAAGATTGAAGTAGACAAAAACGTAAGGGCAAAGTACGATGAACTTAGAAAAACGATGGTCGTTGAAGTCAAGAAAGAAAAGATCACAGCTCCAACAGCAGCGGCACTGGCGAACAAGCTACTGCAATTCACATCAGGAGCGGTTTACAACGAAGATGGAGAGGCTCAAGAAGTACACCGCAGTAAGCTGGAATATCTTGAGTCGATCATGGAGGAATCTTCTTCCCCGACGCTCGTATTCTATCACTTCAAGCACAGCCTCCAAAGGCTACGCCTTACGTTCCCACAGGCTGTGGTGCTGGACGATGACAACATTGCAGCGTGGCGTCGTGGCGAGATTCGTATGCTCCTGGCCCATCCTCAATCAGGAGGCATCGGGCTCAATCTACAGTGCAACGTTGGAGAGACAGCACAGACAGTGTGGTACGACCTCCCCTGGTCATCTGAGAACTATATCCAGGCAAACGCCAGGATTTACCGCCAGGGGCAAGAGAAACCGGTTATTATACATCACTTAACAATGTCTAATAGTATCGACGAACAAGTAGTTAAGGTTTTAGAAGGCAAAATAAATTTACAGGATGCCCTGCTAAACTCCCTAAATTTTGTATTATTATAGGCATGAAACTTAAAACAATAACAAAGTACAAGGTTAGCGCAATAGCTCCCCGGCTGTCAGACGAAGACATTGATCCAATAGAGCAGGACGACTCGGATAATTTCTCGTCTCAGGTGGTGGAGGGGTGGTTGCCGTGGGACCCGGAAGATATAGCAGACATTCGACGATTGATTACAGAAAAAATGCCGCTAAAGCAACAGTTTATTGTTGATTCGTTTTTAGATGGATTAAGTTATGTAGATATATCAGTGACAGAAAAACACTGGAGATACCATTTTTCTAAGGGTATTGAGTTTATTAAAAAGGAACTAAAACTATGAGTCATTTTATTGTAGAGCATAGGTACAAAGGTAACTATGTTATGGAAAGTATCACTGGTGTGGAAGACATTGACACTAGCCGGTATGAAAATCTACTAGGTATTTGGGTTTGCGATAGCTTTGAGGAAATGCAAACCATGGAAAAAGAACTTAAGGAGATGAGACATGCACGATCCAGTCAATCATCCTAGACATTACACAGACCATCCATCGGGTATTGAATGTATTCAGATTACTGAGCACATGGGATTTAATCTCGGCAATGCGCTAAAATATATCTGGCGTTGTGATTTAAAACGCGATGCCGTAGAAGATTTAAACAAAGCAATCTGGTACGTTCAGCGTGAAATTGAGAAGCGTCAAAATAGAGATTCGGAGTGTGGCAAATGAACGCATTTATTTTTGTGTCTATTATCTGTATTGGCCAATCCTGTAGTTTTTTCACATCCAGTAAACCAGTAACAGAAAAACACTGTATGCAAATGAAACAACAATTTTTAGCATTACCGTTTAAGCCCGAGATAACATTGGCAGCTACTCAGTGTATGGAATTTAATGAAGGAACAAAAGTATGATAATTGAAATTGATGATGACATGGTTGATATTGTTATACAAGGCGCATTGGTTAAGGATTACATTTACTTAACGGATGATTTAAGACTGTTTAAAAAGAACCCGGAGCACTTGCATGAAGACGACGCGGAGGCGTACAAAGAAGTAGTTAAAGGCATTGAGATTTTAGCTAGGTGGTACTTTGTACAGGGTGAATTTGAAAAAGCGGTCAAGGCCGCAAGGAAAAAGAAATGATACTATTTTCTCAGTATGATAGGTTTGAGTTAGAGCAAGATATTCTCAAGCTCTGGGAAACCAACGAAGCGATTGATGAATTGGTTCGTCAGCACCTAGACAGAGAAGAGGGCCCGTTCTCAGACGACGAGTTTGCTAACCGATTAGACGGCATAAAGTACGTCAACGAACTAAAACTCCAACGCCTGTGGGATGGCTTTGAAATGATGATTAAAAATAAACACTTTGCAAAGACCAGATTTGGTGATACACCACAAACAGCAGTACCAGATGTTTTATTCCCAATTAAAAAGAAAGGAAGTAAAAAATGAGTAATGAAGTAAGCAATAATTTATTAGATGATGTAAGCATTACCTTGGAGTACACAATCAAGGAAGTAAACGCGTTACTAACCGCTTTGGCGCAGTTACCATTCGGTGAGGTGGTTGGCGTTATTAACTCCATTCACACACAGGTTGGTCCTCAGTTTGAAAAAGCTAAGGCCAGCATGGACGCCGTAGTTAAAGCATCAGAAGAGGCAGCCAATGAATCTAAGACAGCTTCTTAAAAACGCAGGCATCAGCAATGACATCATTAAGGAAGTAGAGAAAAAGGCCAAACAGTCCAGTGCTCAGATGGAACAAGAGCACCAGGAAAAGGCCCTAGCTATGACCAAGATGATGCTAAATGATGCGTTGAAGTACCGGAGGGAACATGGGGATAATACCCCACCATCCGAAAAACTTCGCACTATTATCATGCCGGACGATAAGTAGGGCGGATTGAAGTAAGTTTTTGTATTATTATATATAGGGGTAGACTCGTTGTGAAACGCTCGTAAATCCCCTATTTCACACACAACACACAGAAAGGTATTACCATGAACCCATTTGAATTAAGATTTGCCACATTCTATCAAGCTAAAGAGCTTTTAGAGAACCAGTACAAAGCCAACGTGGCCTCCTGGGAATTAATGGATGCAACATCCAAACAACTAACCGGCCTCGCACCAAAGTTTCCTACTATGGAAGAGATCATTGGTGCAGCAGCAGAAATCAATAAATTCGTCAGTGAAAACACTGAAAAAGAATTAGGAAAAACAGTCAAGGCATTAAAAGGCATTGGCGCGGCGTTTTAAGTTTTAATGAGGGGGTGGTACCGCGGACCGGTAACTTAAACGTTGGTAACCCACAAAAGTATTCCCGGCCCCCTTATCCGATATTATAATTAGAAAAGATTATGACCACCAAAAAACCCCCAACTAAGTATAGTCCAGCAATGTGCGAACGCATGATTGAGCTGGGTAAACTAGGCTCGTCTCAAAAAATGATTTGGTCTGACTTAGGTATCTCTAAGTCTACTGCCGAAACATTTAAAAAGAAACACGAAGACTTTGCCGAGGCGCTGGATATGGCTTTAGTACACTCTCAGGCGCACTGGGAGCGCGAGCTTTTAGCTAACATTGAGAACAAGGGATACAACAGTCGCTTAGCGGAGATTGCCTTACGTGGCCAGTTCCAGCAAGACTACCGCGAGACACGTGATACGAAATTAGATGCTCGAATAGAGCTCAAAGTGGATTTCAACAAAGAAGTTTCAGATCTAATTAAAGCATTAAAAGAGTAGCACCAATCAACGGGGAATGGGCTTAGCGGCCTTGCCAGCGCTCCTTCGCTGGCTACCCACCAAATTGCCAAGGGGGGCAACATCAATGGATAAAAAATCCTACCAGCATCAATACTATCTTAAAAATAAAGAAAAAATAATATCCCAAGCTAAAAAATGGGCAAAAGACAATCCAGAAAAAAGGACAAAAATTGCTAGAAATAGCCACATTACTATAAAATATGGAATAAATATTGAGCAAGAACAAGATATAAAACTAAAGCAAAACAACAAATGTCCAATTTGCAAAGCCGAACTTGGTGCTGGATATAAAACACACATAGATCATTCCCACACAACAGGTGAAATTAGAGGAATTTTATGTCACGCCTGTAATGTTCTTTTAGGGCACGCACGTGAATCTGCAGAAATATTGCAATCCGCCGTAAAATACTTAAAAAAATATAATTAAGAAATCGGTCAAAAAAGTACCTAAAATTTGTATTAATATATGTACCGAAACAGACTAACAAGGCAAAAATGACCGCACATGCACTCTTAAGCGCTTCAGGCAGTAAACGGTGGCTATCCTGCACACCCTCTGCCAGACTAGAAGCAACACTTCCCGAACAAAAACGTGGTACTGGCTCTTTTGATTTTAGTCAGGAAGGCACAATGGCCCACTCCTTAGCGGAGATTAAATTAAGGCACCACTTTGAACAAATAGGAATAGAGGAGTACGAACGTGAATACGAGATCATTAAAAACACACCCTACTACAACGACGATTTCGAGGCTAACGTCGACAATTACGTACTATATGTCCGTAGCCAAATCGGTGAGGGAGACACTCCGCTCTTTGAGCAGCGAGTTGACTTTAGCGATTGGGTTCCCGACGGTTTCGGTACAGCGGATGTGGTCATACTTTCTAAGTATTCCATTCGCGTCATCGACCTTAAGTTTGGTAAAGGTGTGCCAGTATCAGCACTCGACAATACACAGCTACGACTATATGCTCTTGGTGCATATTCAAAATTTAAGGAAGATTACCCAGACATCAAAGAGGTTAGCTACACGATCCACCAGCCTCGCCTGGACAGCATATCAACTGACGGCACGACCATCGCTAAATTGGTCGATTGGGCAAATTACTTCGTCAAACCAAAGGCCAAGAAAGCCTGGAGTGGAGCTGGCGAATTCCTTCCCGGTGAGTGGTGTCAGTTCTGCAGAGCTAAGGCGCAGTGTCGCGCCCGTAGCGACTTTAACACCGAACTCGCGCGTCAAGAGTTCAAAGCCCCGGCCCTCCTCTCTGAAGAAGAAGTTAGCGAGGTCCTAGTAAAAGCAGGCCAGCTAAGAACGTGGGCCAACGACGTGGAAGAGTTTGCGCTTACTCGGGCAATAGAGCAGGAGATTATTCCTCCAGGATTTAAACTATCAACCACAACGACGCACCGTAAGATTTCAGACAGCGCCCTAGCGGCGGTTGTTTTAGTAGAGAAGGGCATGAGCTCAGAAGTAATTTGGGAGCCTCCTAAGCTAAAATCCATAGCAGCACTGGAAAAGCTAGGACCGAAGGGCCAAGTAGCCGCATGGCTAGGAGACTTGGTGCTACGTCCGGAAGGTCAACCAAAGTTAGTACGCACTAAAGAAGATGCTAAGGAGGACTTCGCATGACTAGAGAAGAACTAGCCGAGCAGTACCCCGAGCTTTTAGTCTTGGACCCAAATTACTTTGACGAGGCAATCATTGGGGTAATCCATGACTTTGACAGAACAGCGGTTTGCTACAACGAATCCAAAGTTATTGAAATACTGATGAAGGAGGACGGCATGGATTACGACGACGCCGTTGAATATTATCAGTTTAATATTCTTGGTGCTTGGTTGGGTGAGCATACGCCAATGTATCTGGAGGCACTGTGAGCACATGGTTAATAGCAGCAATGGGTGTGGTGTACTTTGTCGTGGCCATCGACCAATTTTATAAAGGTGGCCTTGGCACAGGCATCATGTTTTTAGGATATGCCATGGGCAACGTAGGATTGGTCATGGTAGCTAAGTAGGAGCTATTATGAAGGTAGAGTACTGTGGTTCAGAGTTTGATATACCGGACCTGGTTATTGCAAAGTTTACAAAAGATTTTGATTCTCTACCAGGAAGTGGGTATCGTGAAGGTATTTGCCAATTAAGAGACAGCATTGAAGATATTTTAGATATAGTAGCAGAGGAGCCAACTGTTTTAGATGAAGTAGAGTACCACACAGACTTTTTACGGGCGTTGGCAATGCGTCAAGCAATGCGCACATTAGGTATTTTTCATGATGCCTAGACTATTTCACATTGTGCAATAAAAAGCAGTGGCATTTTGTATTATTATAAGTACGGGAAGACAGACTGGCCCCGATTGAAGTTCAGTCTTAAAGTTAAAAAGGAAATACCATCATGGCATCAAAATCAGTAAAAACCAAGTTTGTAACTGGCAAAGTACGTTTCTCTTACGCTAATGTGTTCGCACCAGCGGAGACACCTAACGGTGTATTGAAGTACTCAGTATCAATCTTGATTCCTAAGTCTGACACAGACACGGTAAATCGCTTTAAGAAAGCATTTGAGGAAGTTAAGGCAGCCAACGCCGCGGTATGGGGTGGCTCAGTTCCTAAGTTGCTTAAAGGTGGCTTACGTGATGGTGATGCAGAGAAGGATGACCCAGCGTACGCAGGTCACTACTTTATCAACGCCAGCTCTAACGAGCGTCCTGGCATTGTCGATATGGATTTAAACCCAATCATTGACACAAGTGAATTTTACAGCGGTTGCTATGGCCGTGCCTCAATCACATTGTATCCGTACGATACAAGCGGTTCCAAAGGCATTGCAGCAGGACTTAACAACGTTCAGAAATTAGAGGACGGTGAGAAATTCGGAGGCACAACCTCCGCAGCAGCAGACTTCGCAGTTTAAGTTTTACGGGGGAAAAGGGTGAGCGCCGGCATGTAGGCTCTTTCATGGATCATGCCACCCCCACCTATTAGTAGTACCAGGGAGTGTCCGTAGAAACTGCGGCCTCCCTTTTTCATCAACCATATAACACAGAGAATAATAAATGGACCAGTACCAGCAATATATCGGGATGAGCAGATATGCCCGCTTTCAAGACGACAAAGGCCGTCGTGAAAATTGGGGAGAAACAGTAGATCGTTACGTTGATTATATTTTTAGCCGCACACCAGCAATCGCTGATAAAACAGATTTAAAAACAGAATTACGTAGTGCTATTTATAACCTAGAACTAATGCCATCCATGCGAGCCGTTATGACGGCTGGAAAGAGTGCTGACCGTGATAACACATGTGTATACAACTGTGCGTACATGCCTGTTGATGATCCTAAGTCGTTTGATGAGGCAATGTTTATTTTGCTCTGTGGAACGGGCGTCGGCTTCTCGGTTGAGGCTAAATGTATTAATAAACTGCCCGAAGTGCCAGAGAAGTTATTTGAATCTGATGGGACAATCAGTGTCCACGATTCTAAGGAAGGATGGGCCAAGTCATTGCGTCTTCTCCTCGCACACTTATGGGCAGGAGAAATTCCCAAGTGGGACGTATCAGCCGTTAGAGCTGCCGGAGCACGACTCAAAACTTTTGGTGGAAGAGCTTCCGGGCCGGAACCATTAGTAGATTTATTTAAGTTTACTGTAGCTACATTTAAACACGCACAAGGTCGTCGCTTAAACTCATTAGAGTGCCACGACCTGATGTGTAAAATTGGTGAGGTGGTAGTGGTTGGGGGTGTTCGCCGATCAGCTATGATTTCACTTTCCGACCTGGATGACGAAAGGATTAGACATGCTAAAGCAGGACCATGGTGGGACACAGCGCCTCACAGAGCGCTTGCGAACAACTCTGCGGTTTATAATGAAACACCTACGGTCGGAAAGTTTATGGAAGAGTGGCTTTCACTCTACAATTCTCATTCCGGAGAGCGCGGGATATTCAATCGAGAAGCCGCTAAGAAGACTGTTGAGAAATACGGGCACCGAGATCCAAATTTCGAGTTTGGGACAAACCCTTGTAGTGAAATTATCTTACGCCCCTATCAATTCTGTAACCTTTCAGAATGCGTTGTAAGACATGATGACAACAAAGAAACCCTATTGCGAAAAGTGCGTCTCGCGTCTGTACTTGGTACAATCCAATCCACCTTCACTAAATTTCCCTACCTGCGCAAAGTGTGGCAACGTAACACTGAAGAAGAACGACTCCTCGGGGTCTCGCTCACAGGTATCTATGATAATCCGTTACTTACAACAGAAGGGCCTGAGTTAAATGAACTACTTACAGAACTTAGAGAAGCAGCAAGAGCATCTAACAAAGAATTTGCACAGCTACTTGGTATACCTGAATCGGCTGCAATTACATGTGTTAAACCAAGTGGGACTGTATCCCAGCTTGTGGACTCGGCATCTGGAATCCATCCAAGACACAGTCAATTCTATATCCGCCGAGTTAGAGGAGATAAAAAAGACCCTCTCAGCCAATTCTTAATTGAACAAGGAGTACCAAATGAAGCATGCGTTTATAAACCTGATCAAACAGTGGTGTTTAGCTTTCCTCAAAAAGCACCCGCCGGAATCACCCGAGGAGATGTCACTCCTATTGACCATTTATCACTGTGGCTTACTTATCAGCGGCACTGGTGTGAGCACAAACCATCCGTTACCATCTCCGTCGAAGAAAAAGACTGGCCAAGTGTCGGAGCCTGGACGTGGGACCACTTCTCCGAAATTTCCGGCGTTTCCTATCTTCCCTATGACGGAGGAACGTATCGTCAAGCCCCGTACGAGGAGTGCACCGAAGAAGAGTACGAAAAGCTCAAAGCCTACATCCCACACATCAACTGGGAAGACCTCAAAGAAAACACAGACAACGTAGAGGGTGCCCAGATGTTAGCTTGCTCAAGTGGATCGTGCGAGATTTAAAAAAGTATTTTACTTGAATATCTAATTAAACATCAAAGCTAGATACGTCTAGCGCCCTTAGGAGGCATTATGAAAGAAGTAATTTTTAGCTGTGACTTTGAAACCCGCAGCACCATCGACCTTGTTGACCAAGGGCTAGACATCTACGCCAACGATCCCACAACAGAAGTGTTGTGTATTGCGTTTGGCACCAACCCAACTGATGTAAGAGTTGGATCCCCATATAAAATAGAAGTTGCCAGCCCACACCAAGGAACCTACGGCTCCCATGGGTTGCTAAAGCACGTTGCTGATGGCGGCAAAATCCAAGCATGGAACGCCATGTTTGAGTACGCCATCTGGAACTGCGTCTGTGTGCCTAAGTACGGCTGGCCACCACTAAAGCTAGAGCAGTGCATTGACACGATGGCCATAGCAGCAGCCAACAACGTGCCACAGAGCTTAGGTGACGCCTCAGTATTTATGGACGCCAGCCATCAAAAAGATACCCGTGGTAGGTACCTTATCCAAAAGCTGTGCAAGCCCCATAAAGGCGTCTTTAATAATGACCCAGAATTGATGCGTGAGATGTTTGAGTATTGCGCACAGGACGTACGCACAGAGATGGCCATAGGAAGCGTTTTAAGGCCCCTCACACCGTCCGAACAGGAAGTTTGGACCCTTACCCAGCGGATTAATTTGAGGGGCGTACCGGTCGATCCAGAGGAGCTCCAGAACGCGTGTAAGGCCGTACTGGATGCCCAGGGTCAACTAGACAACGAATGCGTCGCCTTGACCGGTTTTAAGCCGTCTGAGAGGGCTAAATTGCTGGCTTGGATTAACCAGAAAATCCCCCATGAGCCAATGAAGGATTTGACTGCAGATACCGTATCAAAAATGCTGCAGTGCAACATATTTCCGGTAATTAAAAAGGCGCTATTATTACGCCAAGAAGGAAGCCAAACTAGCGTGGCTAAGTACGCTAAGATGATGGAGATACAACGTGAAGGAAGAATTAGGAATACACTGGTATATCATGGCGCTAGTACTGGCCGCTGGGCGAGCCGTGGTGGGCTTAACTTACAAAATATTGCACGTCCCACAATCAGCGATGAAGAAATTGAATTGGCAATACCAAGAGTATTTAGTGAAGGAGTGGGAACGATGCAACAGCTCTCTTCAACGGTACGAAGCGCTATTGTGGCCCCGCGAGGAAAGACCTTCGTTGACGTGGATTTTAGCTCAATTGAAAACCGAGTTGGGGTCTACCTGGCTGGGCAAAAAGATAAAGTAGAACTATTTAGAAAGGGATTAGATGAGTACAAAGTATTCGCTTCGGAAAGTTTGTACCATGTACCCTATGAGGAAGTCACGAAGGAACAACGCCAGATTAGCAAGTCTGCGGTCCTTGGTGCGATGTTTGGCCAAGGGGCCAAGGGCCTGGTTAAGTATGCTGAGGGAATGGGTGTCAAGCTAAATGAGGTGCAGGCTAAAACGGCAGTAGATGGTTACCGCAGTTCCTATGCGAAAGTGAAGGAGCTATGGGCATTGTGCGAATCCGCAGTGATTGCTGCAGTAGAGAATCCCGGTAACCCGTTTCGCGCTGGCAGTAAGATAACTCTGAAAATGGCAAAGAACGCACTGTGGATGCAGTTACCATCAGGCAGACTTATCTGCTGGCAGCGGCCACAGCTCGAGCTGCTCACCACTCCGTGGGGTCAGCAAAAGGTTGGTGTCACTGTTCACAGTCAAAACACCTACACTCGACAGTGGAGTAGGAACGCTTTGATTGGTAGTAGTATTTTTCAGTCCGCTGTACAGGGTACCGCTCGGGACTGTCTTGCCGTAGCTATGATTAACCTTGATAAAGCCGGTTATGAGATGGTCAACATCGTGCATGATGAGGTTTTACTCCTAGTGGAAGAACAAAGCGCGGAGTCCGCATTGGAGGACGTCACTAGAATTATGACAGTACCACCAACGTGGGCTCCCGACTTTCCTCTTGCCGCGGAGGGCTGGCATGGAAAACGTTACCGCAAATAGCCTAACGATTTTAGGAAGCTCAAAATGTCTTGTTCTGAAGGTTGTGCGGTATTGGTAGAACCTCCAGCGGCCAAGTGCATGTCTGGGTGTTCTTTTGCCATTCTTTCTAAATAGTCATTAAGATAGTGAGACCCGACTGCAGCCCCTATTCCTAAAGGCATTACTAACGGATGGCGAGTCAAAGCAGCAGCGCCACCAACAGCGCCAAGAGTATTAGACAAACCACGTCCAATTTCACCTTTGCTAAAATGTTCAGCAGCTCTAGTCCCTTGAAGGCCAACATCAAGACCACCTAAAGCACCCAATAAGTGAGTACCTTTAGTAGCTAATCCTTGAGGTGAAATAACACGATTTAAAAACTCACCAGTTTTTTCAATACCACCTTTAAGCGCAGAACCGGGAGCTGTACGTAAATTTTGAAGTACTCCGGGTTTTGCAGCTTGAGTTTCTTTTGCTAATTCAGAAATATCTACAGGCGGTTTGTAAGGAATGTCTTCGTAACGAACAATTGTTGGGACACCATTAACCATTTTGGTTATTGGTTTACGTTCTCCAGGGACTGCTTTAATGGCTTTTAACGCATCTTGAGCTTCAGATTCTATGCGAATAGGCATTTTTAGTTTTTCACCTAAAGCCTCTACAGTTACATGCCCCCTCGGATCATGTAACTGTGTATTCAAATAAGTTTGTAAACTGCCAGGACCTTTAGTTACATCTGGACGTAACCCTGGAAGACCATACTTTTCCACTTCCATTTTAATACCCGGGGCAGCTGCGGCGCCCAGTGCAGTGCCAGCGACGCCGTGTATAAAACTAGGACCAACATAGTCTTTAGCTTTATCTATTAAAGTTTTTGGTTCTTCAGTTGGCTCTACTTGTTTATTGGCCGCAGCATCTACTATAGAATGTTGCTGATCCTCACTTAAACTAGCAAAATTATCAGGAACTTCCGTTGGTACTCCGTTAACATCAATAGTAATTGTTCCCATATTTACCTTGGAATAGTATAAGTGTTACCGCTTTTTGTCGATTTTTCATTTTCCGTTGAGCCCGTTGGAATTTGATATGCGTCATTAGCTTTTAATTTGCTAGGTTCCATATTAAGAACAGTAGCTAAACGAGTATTGTGACGATCTTGTAAAGAATTAAATTGGTCACTATCTAAATAATCCCCAAAACTCACATTTCTTCCGTTTGCTTTTCTAAAATCTATTAAGCCTCGGTTAACTTCTGCATCAAACAAAGCACGTTCGCGCATTACCGCAGTTAAAGTTTTAAGTTTGCCCACTGGGTCATTGACAGAACCAACCGCTTGTTTAACGGTATCAGCTTCCATATTAGATACAGAACCTTGGCCTTTAAGGTAATTAGTTCTCCATTCTAATTCGTTTTGCTTTAAGAAACTTTCTAATTGCGAAAATTTACGGATTGCGGCAGGGCTGGCGTTTTCTTTAGCAAGATTTTCTTGTAGGCTAGTTAAACCAATATTACCAAAATTACCTGCCATAATACCGTCTTGCATTTGACGAATAAACGCATCTCCTTTAGCACCGGTTTGGAATTTACCTACCATTCCTTGAAGTTCTTTATCATCAAGCAATTTCATTGCAGCATTATGCCGAACTTGACGCTCACCCGATGTTCCAGCTTTAGCACGAATATCTGTTTCTGCAGCAGCGAATGCTTCGCCTTGTTTACCAGCTTCAGCAACACCGCGAGCTTCATTAATTTTAGCTTGTTGTCTTTGCTCTAGGGGTGTTAATTCTAAAGGAGCAGCAACTGGCCTAGGAGGAGCTATAGGAGGAGCTATAGGAGGAGCTACAGGAGCCGCTACAGGAGCCGCTACAGGAGGAGCAACTGGCCTAGAAGGAGCTACAGGAGGAGCTACAGGAGGAGCTACAGGAGCCGCTACAGGAGGAGCAACTGGCCTAGAAGGAGCTACAGGAGGAGCTACAGGAGGAGCTACAGGAGGAGCTACAGGAGGAGCCGCAACAGGAGGAGCCGCAACAGGAGGAGCCGCAACAGGAGGAGCCGCAACAGGAGGAGCCGCAACAGGAGGAGCCGCTGGTGCACCGGGACCCGCTGCAACTTGTGCTCTAGCAGTAGAAATATCTACCGGAGGTAATTGCATTCCTCCACGGATATCATTAACATATTTACCAACGGAAGTGCCTAAAGCATCTCTACGACCTACGTTAATAGATCCATCAGGATTAATTGCTCCTGGGCCACCATGATATTCAGCAGCAATTTTATTGATATCGCCGCCATGTGTTTTATGTAAGTCATTTAAGATTAAAATACCGGCTGCATGAAGTTGATTTTGGTCATCAAATGTGTAATCTTTTGGAATAACACCTTTACGTTGATAAGTCTCAAACGTATCTTTGGTAACTTGCATTGGGCCTTTAGCACCACCAACTCCAGGTTGGCTAGTATCTGCTTTACCAGATGAGCTTTCTTTTGCCCAAAATGAATTTGGTAAACCTTCCAAAGGTACTTTTGTTGGTGACAACAATGCTTTTTCATTTGAAGTGCCTGTACCTAAATTTTCTAATTTCTTTTCACTTTCAGGTGTTAAACTGTAGCGACCTGGATTGTTAAAATATTCAGCTGCAGCCACAGTGGTATAACGTTTACCCGCTGGACGTGTTCTATCATATACTTCAACGTCTGCTTTAAGCATATTGGGGTCAATCATTTTTTCAGCACGTTTTTGTATGTATTGGCTTCTAAACTTATTAGCCGCATCTACACCTTGCGTGTTAAAAATAGTATTGTATTGCTGCATAACATCTGTAGGTATTGGTGCTTGGCCAGAAGTTCCAGTTCCAGTACCGCCACCCCACCCAGAAGATAAATCTTGTTCTCTTTGTGCTTGAATTAGTTTTCGCTGTGTTTCGTTTTGAGCAACAGCATTACGCATATTAAACAATTCAGCATTTTGGCTTTCACGATCAGCTGCTCGTTTAGAAAGCGCTTCACCCGGACCTGCCATACCGCCAGACCACCATGCTGTAGCATCTTTTAGATTTTCCATGAAACTGCCTTGTTGCGCTTCTTTTTGCGCAATCAATTTTTGCATGTTTTCTAAAATGTTTTCATTAATACCTACAGAGCCCATAGGTGTGGGATATGAATACCCAGCTTTACTTTTAATTGCAGCAGCTTTAGCAGTAGGTGTTTCGTCTATTGATAAATTGCTGTCTGGTGAAGGCAATCCGCCTTGTACTGTATCTGTCATAATTTTTCCTTAAGGTCCTACGTAGCCGTCGCCAGAACCCCAGCCACCGCCGCTATAATCAATTGTACCATCAGTATTTGTTGGGTTTGCCCCCTCAATGGTTGCATTACCTTGATTGTCAAAAGTAGAAATTTGACCTGCACCATCAGTAATTGTTCTGGAACCATCAGCATTGATAACCATTGAACCACCATTTGCTAATGGATATGAGCCAGGGTTTAAGTCTTGAGTTAAGCCAGAAGAGCCACCAGTACCAAACAATCCAGATAAACTAGACAAGCCAGGGATACCACTTAACGCGCCCTTAGTTGTGGCAGTACCGAATAGTTTACCAAGTAAATTATTTGCTGCTGTTCCTGTAGCTCCACCACTTAGCATTGAGTATAATCCTGCGGCTTGATTTAATGGGGATAATTGTGTTTGGTTAGACACTGTTTGCGGGGCTTGAATACCACCAAGTACTTTACCATAGTTAGATACGTTAGTAAACGGAGCAGCTTGTTGATATTGACCAGTTGTAAGTAAGTTGTTGATATTTTGTTGACCAACATTACCAGCACCAATACCCGCCTGAACACCAGTCTGTTGATTTTGTAGTGCAGCTGTGTTTTGTTGTGCAAAAAGTTGAGCCTGTGCGTCGGCCATTGCTTTATTAGTTGCTGTTTGACCGCGTAGGCTACCAAACTGACCAGTTCCGATAGAGTTAGCGCCAGGTTGCGCGGTTACGTTAGGCATTAACTGTTGAAGCTGTTGGTTTTGCGCTTGGAATAATCCACCCATGGCGGTAGAGGTATCCGGCGTTACTTGCCCTGTAGCTTGATCAGTAATCCAAGGGTTAGCCGCGCCAGAGGCAATATTTTGCAGTGTGTTACCTGCAGTAGTAAAGGCGTTTGTTGGTCCAGACAAAGCGTTAACCGCGTTTTGACCAACAGTTTGCTGTGGCGTTGGAGCCGCGCCCATTGCTGAGCCCGCTTGATTGACAACGTTCTGTTGTGCAGTGTCAAACCAACTTGGGAGTGTGGTCGTTTGCTGCGCCGTGTTGGAGATTAAATTATTTAAACCAGCCATTATACTACCTCATAAGTGTTGTGTTTTTCTGCATTCATTTTAGCAGACAATATTTGAAGATTACTAGGATGATGAAAACCAGAAACGGATTTTCCCTGCAGTGGGATAATATGATCTATATGTTGTTTCCACGAAAATACTGTTTCTAATTCTTTTGCCATTTTGTATATATCTTTTATTTGTTGATGTTGTTCAGCTGTTAACCACTTAGGTGTTCTTTGTAATTTTGAAGATCTTCTTCTTGCTGTACGCGCGTTAGCCGCAGCCGGATGTTGTTTTTGCCACTTTATTGAAGATTTTCTAGATATTATTTTAATACTTTCAGAATTTTTGGCCCGGTATTCATTAGCTAATATTAAATTACATATTGTGCATTTTTTAGTAATAACAAATCTTTTTGCAATATGTCCCCTAATACAAGGTTTTCCTGTAAAGTAATATTTATTACCTAAAAAAATGGCTTCTTGTCTTGGTTTCATCTAACTTTTCTTTTAGCGTCTAAGAGATAGGCCAAAGCACCCTTGCTCTTTGGTGGTAGTTGACCACCATTAGATTGAGCATGAGTCCGAATTGTTTTTAAAAGTTGATCTAGTACACCCGCACCAGATTCATTACTACCGTTACCTAATTTTGCTACTACATCCGCTGGTATTACAAACTCACCATTAGCTAACATTGCAGGAACAGAGTCACTTGTACCGTCACCAGGTCCTTGAACGTAGCGATTTTGAATAGAACCTAAACCACCTTCACTAAAGAACTGTGGATTGTGTCCCTCAATGGAGCCACCATCAGCTTTATGATCCAGAGACTCCAATAAATTGCCAGGGAGTCCAGTTAAAAGATAATTAATATGTGCTTTAGTTAAACTAGGTTTTAATGGTAGCGATTTATCTACTGCATAAGGGTCATACTCGTTATCTGTTTTAGTAACTTCACCACCACCTACAAAATGCGCTAAAGGCGCATCTGTTTCGTGAATTGTGGGTAATCCAGTTAATGTGTAATCTGTAGCTTTTGTTACATTACCTGTTAAATTTTTAATACCGCCGGTCACTGGATCTACACCCTGTTGCATAAAGTTTAAACCGGCAGTTCTTTGCGCTCCAGCGGCAGCAGATTGCGCACCGGCGGCTTGCACAGCAGCTGCTTTTGCTGCAGCGGTTTGCTGGGCTGCAGCAGCAGCTTGTTGGGCAGCTGTTTGTGCTGTAATTGCATCAGTAAGCCCAGTGAAGCCGGTTGACATTTGTGTATTGGTTTGTGCTGCGCTGTCACTTACTGCTTTTGCCAATGTTGTGGTATCAAGACCCATTTGGGTTGCAATACGGTTAATTGCTTCATTAGTAGATTCACCAGTTGCAGCCACAGTATTTGCCACAGCTTTAACAGCACTATTAATATCACCGAGGGCTCCGGTAGTAGCTGCTGTTCCAGCACCAATTTGTTGACCAATGTTGGATAAACCAGTTTGAACTTGTTGACCTAAGCCAGTAAATCCAGCGCCCAATTGAGTTGTTAGCTGACTTGTCATATCAGCTGTCGATGTCCCAAATTGGGTAGCTAAATCATTAATAGCCTTGGTAGTGTCACCACCGTTTTTAGCAAGGGCCGCAGTAAAGGCTGTGGATAGATCACCAATAGCGCCTGTTGTGGCAGCAGTTCCAGATGTTACTTGTTGACCTAAAGTATTAAGACCAGCGCTTGTCTGTGACGCAGCGTCTGAAATGCTCTTAGCTAGTGTTGTATTGCCAGAAGTTAAGGCATTAATAACATCTGTATTGCCACCTTGAACTGCTTTGATAATGCTCTGATCACCAGTGGCCATAGCGGCCTGTAGCGCTGCGCTACTAGAGCTAACTGTGCCTG